ATCGGGGTGGGCTCAGGGAGCCCTAGGTGGCGCCAGATGGCCCAGAGGAACGTGCGGAAGTCGTCCCGCAGGCGGTCCTCGGGCGCAGCGCTGCGCGGATTGGGGGAGGCCAAGGTGGATTGATCTCGGAAATGCGCGCCGTGGCCCCAGCGGTGAGGCTGGGGACGCGCAGGGGGAACAGGCGGGGCGCAGGAGCCCCAGGAGGACGACGCCTCCTAGGGCCTCTGCGGGGCTCCTCAGTGCGTCGGGAGCCCGTCGCCGTCGAACGTGGGCATCTCGTCGACCAGGCGGCCGAGCGGAGAGGTCTTCACGGGGATAGCGGTGACGCCGTTGTCGCGGAGGAGCTGCCGGGCGACGGAGAGGTCCGCCGCGGTGGCGGTCTTGTCCTTGATGCGGTCGCGGAGCAGCGTCGCCATCTCGGACAGCATCGGGTTGAGGACCAGGCGAGCGTCGGAGTCGCTCATGCGACACCTCCGGCGGCTACGAGGTCACCGATGCGGTACCCGATGTACGAGAAGGCCGCGGCGGCGCCCACGAGGAACGAGCGCCACAGCTCCAGCTTGGTGACGCGCTTCTCGATGTTGCTGTGCTGCGCGGCGGTGTCCGCCTTCAGTTCCGTGACGAGCCGAAGGGTGGACTCCGTGGTGGCCTTCAGCTCACCGAGGAGCTGCGCCACCGAGAGGTCATGCGAGGTGGGGTTCATGTCAGTTGAGGAATCGGATTGAGGAAGGGCATCACCGGGCGGTAACGACCTCGAAGAAGTCGAGCGTGATCGAGTCCGCCGCGTTGCCGAGCTGGCCCGTGATTGCGATGGTGATGTCGCCGCTCATGTTGGCCGTCTGCTTCTTGACCAGGTTGACGGCCGCGCCGCCGTCCTCGATGCACTGGCCGAGGATGTGCAGCGTCGTGCTGTTCTCCCACTTGAGCCGGTACTCGAAGCCGAACACCTGCGCCTCACCGGCCGTCTGACTGGAGATGATGTCGGCGCCCGCGGCGATCGCCAGGCGGATGGTTTTCGTCCCCGCCGTGCCGGTCACAAACCCGCCACCCCGGACGATAAGCGTCGTGCCCACGTGGATCTGGGTACGCGTCGGGATCGTCAGGCTCCGCAGGGTCGTGGTGCTCGTCGTGCCGGTGACGACCGCATCGCCCACCGTGTTGGCGTTCACATCCAGGCCGATGCACTGGGGACTGATGCGAATGTCGTTGGTGTTCGCCGAGGCCACCCGAAGCGGGCCGGACACGTTGCCGCGGATGATGCCGCTGCCGATGTTCACGTTCGCCGCGGACGCGTCGATGTAGATGCCGTAGTCCTGGGTCGGCGAACCCTGGTCGTCGATCAGCATGAAGTTGTCGATCAGGATGTCCATCGGCTGGCCGGACGACTCGATGATCGAGATGCCGTCGCCACCGACCGATTCCGTGCGGGTGAAGCTCTGTCCGTTGTTGCGGCTGATGAAGCCGTTGATGATGACGTTGCGGACGTTGTTGACCAGCTCCAGGCCGGACAGATTGCAGCCCTCCGCCACGCAGTTCGAGATGATGAGCCAGCGGCCCTCGCCCTGATTGCGGAAGCCGCCGCCGCAGTCGATCGCGCGGCAGTTCTGGAACATCGCGTAGTCGTTGCCGGCATCGTAGGAACCGAATCCCGTCTCGAAGCCGCCGCTGTTGTTCTTGCTGACGCACCCGATGTGCACGCCCGTGCCGGACTTGAAGCCGTTGAGCGCATTGCCCTCGGCGTAGCAGCCGACGATCGTGCTGCCCTTGCCGAGCAGGAAGCCGGTGCCGCCGGGGCCGGTGCCGTCGCCGTTGTTGGTGGCGATGCAGTGGTAGATGGCGGAGTCGAGGCCGGCGTTCGTGCTGAAGAACACGCCGTGATCCTCGGCGTCGTCGACCCACACGCGTTCGAGGTGGATGCGGCTGCACGTGCCCGTGGTGCCGACGAAGTAGATGCCGCGGCCGTCATTGCCGGCGAGCTGCCCGGCCTTGTTGCCGCTGACCTTGAACCCGATCAGCGTCACGTCGTCGGTGTTCACGCCCATGAAGGAGTGCGTGTCGGCGTCGTCGAGCAGGAAGAACTCGGTGGTACCGTGTCCGTCGCCGATCAGCGTCAGGCCCGCACGCAGGTCGATGCCCTTGTGGCAGTAGCGGCCAGTCGGCGCGTAGAGCGCCTCACCGGAATCCACCGCGGCCTGGATGTAGGCCGTCAGGTCTTCCGTCGACGTGCCCGCGCGGATCGCGGCGTGCAGGTTCGGCGGGATGAAGTCGAGCAGCGAGACGCGCTCGCGCATCTTCGCCAGCGCGGTGCGCGACACGGCGCCCGTGGCACCCTGCGCGAAGCCCAGCAGCGCCGCACCGGCGCCCGAGGCGACGGACGCGAGGTCACCCTTCAGGTCCTCTGCGGTGCTCCCGGCGCCATCGGCGGATTCCTGGAGGGAGTACAGGAGCTGGAGGGTCGCGCGGTTGAGGTCGCGCCCGCGCAGGAGCGAGCCCTCGATGTGCGTCACCGACGACTGCGCCGCGGGCGTGCGGCGGCCCACGATGACTTCGGCGTCCGCGGCGGGTGCCGGGGAGACGCTCACCGCTCCGTCATTGAGGAACGTGAAGTCGGCGTCTTCACCTGCGACCGTGACGAAGATGTGCTCGCGGTCGAGGTACGGGAAAGAGATGGAGAACTGCTCGGTGGTTCCGTCGCCCACGTAGGAGGCGTAGCTGAAAGGACCGTTCAGTTCCAGGTAGGAAACCGGAGGGGTGGCAGGCATGTGATCGCTGTGTTGAGGGAGGCACACGGCCTCGCGGGAACGGAAAAAGAAAAGGCCCCCTGGGATTGCTCCGAGGGGGCCTGGTGAGTGCTGCGGTGGGCTACTGCGCGAACTCCGGCAACACGCCGGTCTTCTCCTGGACGCCTGCGCCGATGACCTGATGGTGCAGGTCAGGGAACTCGCGGAAGACTTGCGCCTTCGCGGCCATGCGGTACGAGCCGAGGATTCCGCGCACGATCTCGATCTGCTTCTCGCGCGGCGCGGCGGTGCCATCGAATTGCTCGAAGGTCCGCTGGAGCGTCTCGCGAAGCGACGGCATGTTCTGCCGAGGCTGCTGCATCAGCTCCAGGTAGCGGTCGTACGCGGTCTGCCCGCTCGCCGTCTTGTAGTCGAGCCACGACACGCCGTTCTCCGTTCGAGGCGGGTACTTGATGGTGTCGTCGGTCTCGTACAGCAGGTCGAACAGCTTGACCGCCACGTCGTCCTTCGGGTTCTTCTGCGTGCGCTTGGCGATCGGCGACGCGAAGTCGGGACCCCACGCCTCGGACGAGTAGATGACCTCGCCCAGGACGTTGCGCTGGGGATCGAGGTCCTTACCGAGACCGGGCGTGCGCGATCGCAGCGCGTCGACCGCAGTGCGCACCTCGACCAGCGGGTCATCTTCCGACAGGCGCGTGTTGAGCGCCGCGGGGACCAGCGAGCCGACGAAGCCGTTGACGAACTTCTTGAGGCCACGGTCGGGCTGCGACAGGGCGTTCGTGAAGTCGAACAGGCCGCGGAGGTACGTCTTGTTGGCGAGGTTCCGCGCCACCGCCTGCGCCGCGGCGAGGTAAATCTCGTCGTCCGGGCGCACCTTCGACATCCCGTGCAGCTCCGTAATGTCCGCGGCGATGCCGATGAACAATCCGTAGGGGTCCGCACGGTTGAACGCGCGGTACTCCACGCGCCCGTCGTCGTGCTCGATGCGGAAGCTGTAGGGCTGCCAGCCGGTGCTCTTGAGGAGGCGGGCCTGCTCGGGGTCCGAGGGTCCGCCGCCGGTCACCTGGCCGTTCGAGGCGAGGCCCATCGCGGACATCCACAGCACCGAGCCGGTGACCATGCGTGCCTGCATCAGCGCCTTCTTCTCCGGCGTCGCCGCGTTCCACTCCTTGCGCCACTGCGAGTGCAGGACGTTGAAGCCGGGCGTGCGGTACCACGTCCACCGGATGATGTTGGTGGGCGTCTTCACGAAGGGGAAGATGATGTTCGCCACCGGGTGCTTCGAGGACACCTGCTGGAGCGTGTTGCCCCAGGTGCCGGGTTCGAGCGTCTGCGTGAACGTCGTCTCGCGGGCCTGCTGGAACGCCTCGGGGAACCGAAGCTCACCGAACTCGTCACGCGACGCCTGCCCGTCGAAGTCGAACGCATCGCCGAAGCGGGCGTCCGCGTATCGCTGGAGGTCGGCGCCGATCAGGCCGCGCTGGCGTCCCTCGCGGAGCACCTTCGCGCGCACAGCGGAGCGGTACGTGAGCTGCTTGAACAGCTCGTCCTCGGCCAGCAGTGCACGCGTGGGCAGCGTGATGGTGTTGTCGCCGAGTACCGCCAGGCTCTTGAGCGCGAGCGAAGCGGCACGGCCGAACTCGCCGGCCTTCAGCGCCTCGACGCTCTGCGTGGCGGCGTCAACGCCCTCGCCCACAGGGATCGCGCGGTGAGCCGAGCGGTCACCCTCGGGGGCCATGATGCTGCCCGTGTCGAGCGTGTTCTCGTCCCTGCGGAACGCGGTGCCTGCGGCCTTGAGCGACTCCCAGCCTTCGGTGAACATCCCCGCGATCTGGTCACCCGCTTCGCGCATCTCGTGCCAGTTGTCCGTCTCGCCCTTGAGGCGACGGATGCCGGCGGCGACGCCGCGCTCCATCGGCAGGATGAACGCGTTGGCGGTGTTCGACGCCATGTTCACCACGTGCGTCTTAACGCCCGAGAGCATCGCGTTGATCCACCACTTGCGGAAGGTCATCTTCGGCAGGCGCATCGCAGCCGCGAGGCCCTCGACGCCACCCTGCTCTACCCCGAGGCGCAGGCGCTCGCGCAGCTCCGGGGTGATCCTGCCGGCGACCTTCGCGTAGTTCAGCGCACGACCGGCGCCCGAGCGCACGCGCGTGACGTAGCCGACCGCCTCCATGAAGTGCGCGGAGGTCTTGTCGATCTCCTTGGCGACCTCATCGGCGTTGGTGAAGTCCACGCCCAGCTCGGGGTCCTTGAACACGCCGTCCTTCTCCATCTGGAGCAGACGCGTGAGGCGGGTTCCGAGCGAGTCGGTGATGAGGTGCGCCACGCCGATGCGCGACGCGAACTCGTCGCCGTTCTTCGCGGCGGCGGCGGCGGTCTCTAGGCCCTTCTCGGGGGAGACGCCGGCCATGCGATAGAGGCGGCGAGCCATCTCCGCGGTCTTGCCCCACGCCTGCGGCTGGCTCAGCACACCGGAGCGCAGCGAGGCCACCTGCGTGACGGCGGAGTCGATCAGCGCGGTCACGTCGGCGCCGTGGTCGACCACGTTCCAGTTGAGGCGGTTGGACGTGAGGAGGTCCTTCGGGTCCAGCATGGTCCCGTTGGCGCCGTCGACGGCCGTGAGGGTCGCGTCGAAGTCCTGCACCACCGCGTCCATCTCGGCCTGCGAGAGGCGCGCCTGGCGGCGCTGGGCGGTGGCTGGTGCGTCAGCGGGGGCGTCGACGGCGGGAGCGTCCGGGGCCTTCGGGGCCTCCGGGTTCACCGCAGGGGCCTCGGGGGCGCCCTCGCGCGGCTGGTCGCCGAACACCGCGCGGTCCTGCTCGCTGCGCTCGGCCAGCTCGTCGAGGGCCGCCTGCGCTTCCTCCGGGGTGCCTGTTCGCTTGGCCTTGAGGTACTTCAGACCACGCACGACACCTTCGGCGGCGACGCCCAGGCCGAGCCCCTCGATGGCGTTCTTGAGGCGACCGAGGGCTTCGGCGTCCTCGGGCTTGGCCGCGAGGAACTCCGTCACAGGGTTGGCGAGCGACGGGTGCTTCTCGGACAGCCCGTTCACGAGGTTCGAGAGACGCTCCTCGTGCGGATCGAACGCGAACGCGTCCACCGCTGCGCCCTTGGCGGCGCCGGCGGCGACCTTACCTGCGGTGCTGGCGGGCTTCATCCAGCGCGTGAGCTTGCCCACGCCGAGCCAGCCAACCGCGAACTGCGAGAGCCCCTCGGCGAGACCGCCCACGCCCGTGGTGGGGCGCCCGATCTCCAGGACGCCGTTGTCGGCGAGCCCTTCGGAGTAGTTGAGCGGCTCGATGTCCTGGATGGCCTCGACGCCCGTGGCCTTGCCGACCGTATCGAGTCCCGAGGCCACGCTGTCGGACACTTCGTCGACCGCGCGGAGGGCGCCGTGCACCACGCCCGCGCCGATGTCGGCGGCGTAGCCGAGCACGCCCTTGTTGTCGTTGAGCACGCGCGACGCGGCGCCTGCTCCGTACCGCTTGTCGAAGAACTTGGCCGTCTCCGGCTGGCGGCGCAGCAGGTCAACGTGGCTCTGCGGCGGGGCCATTGGTTCAGCCATGGGTTACCTCTCGGGGGTGGTTGCGTAGGGGTCCGCTTCTTCAGCGGGTGCGGGCTTGGTGGCGCCGCCGGCCTGTTCGTACAGTTTCTTGACCTGCTGCTCGTAGTCGCCGCTCAGCTCGCGCATGAACTTGCGCTTGTCGGCGCGAGACGCGTCCGGGTTCTTGGCGGCGTAGTCGAGGATGTCGGACTGGAAGCCCGCCATCGCGTCGGCGCGTTCCATGCCCTTCGGCGGGAACAGCTTGGCGATGCCGAGCGGGTCATCGTTGGTCTCGATGAGCTTGTCCATGCCCTTCACGTATGGGCCGAAGACAGGATCGGAGCGCAGGAGGGTGGCGCCCTTCGATGCGCTGCCGCCGCCCAGGTCAGTGAGCCGCGCGTAGTCGTCGAAGAATCGCTGCTGCGTGTCGGGATCGCGGAAGCGGGAGATGTGGCGGATGGCGCCAGCAGCGTCCACGCGGCCCATGATGAGGTCGCTCCAGGCAGCGCCCACGGTTCCGGCGCTGTCGTAGTCCGCGATGGTGCGACCCGTGGACACGGCGCCCATCACGTCCTTCACTGCCTCGGGTCCGAACAGTTGACCGAGACGCTGGAGCTGCGCGGTGCTCGGGGGCTGTCGGTCACGGAAGATCAGCGGGAGGTTCTCACCGAGCCACGCGTCCTTCGCCGCTTCCTTGCGATCCTTCTCCAGCTTCGCCTGGTGCGCTTCCCACTGCTGGTACTCCGTGACCACGCGCGACTGCGCCTGCTCTAGAGCGAGGCGGCCGGCGTTGGTGCTCGCGGGGCCGGGGACCGTCTTGCCCGTCGCGGGGTCGACCCAATCCTGCATGGCGACCGTGAGGTACTCCTGCGAGTACGGGTCGCCCATCTGGGCGCGGCGCACGGCGGACGACACCACCGCCTCGACCACGATCTCGTTGATCTTCTGGCCGGGCACCCGCATGGCGCGGGCGGTGTTCTTCAGCTCGTTGAGGCGCTGCCCCATTCGCGCGGGGTCGAACGAGGGCATCGGGGTGGACTTGTCACCTGCGGACCACTCGCGCAGCGCCTTCTCGGTGCCGACGATCTCGCTGTCGAGGAGCAGACCGATCTCCTTGCCGATCTCGTCCTCGTACTTCTGCTGGACGAGGTTCGCGGTGCGCTGGCCGTGGAGCGAGCTGATCTCGCGGAGCGTCGACTCCACGCCGGCCTTCATGCCGCGCTGCACGTTGTCGTTGGGCGCGTCCCCGAAGGAGCTGCCCGCGAGGTCCGTGAGGAAGTTGCCGAACTTGGCAGGGGCCTCGGGGTCACCGTTGACCGCGGCGTCCTTGTCCTCCCAGCTCTCGTACGCCTGGAAGGCCCGGTTGCGCTGTTCAAGAGCGAGCACGCGGCCGCGCTGCTCCTCGTACACGCGCACGAACAGGTCGGACTCGCCGGGCTTCAGGAGGCCCTTGTCGACTGCCTCCTGATAACTCTTGACCTGCTGCACCAGCGCCATCTTCTCGGCGCGGTCGGTGGTCTCCTTGGCCTGCTTGTCTGCGGCCTCTCCGAGGTACTTCTGGAGCGTCGGCTGGACATCGCGCAGGGCCGCCGCGAGCTGCGTGGAGGTGTCCGGGCGGACCTCTGCGGGGCGCACGTAGGTGGACACGGGGGCCGCAGCGGGACGCAGTGCGTAGGTCCCGAGGGGCTGCTTCTCGATGGGCATGGGTTACGTCGTCTTCGGGTTGAGCCGCGTGTAGGAGTCGAGCCCGGCTCCGCCCACGGCGGTGCCAATCTGGAGGGCAGCGACCGCGGGATTAAAGGAGCCGCGCGACACCGAGTTGCGGCGGCTGCGGGCGTTGGCGGCGATACCGCGCCGTTCGAGCTGGTACTGCTGTGCAGCGAAGCCCTGGTTCGCCTCGATCGTCTCGGCGTTGCGGGCCTCCTGCATCGAGGTCTCGTTGATGAGCGCGTCGATGGAGAATCCGGACAGGCCGCTCTCCGCCGCCGCCGCGCGGTTGGTGCCGCGGACGGACGCTGCGTCCATCGCGTTCTGGACCAGCGCCTGGCCGGCAGCTTCACGCTCCTGCTGCTGGCGGGCTGCGAGGGCCTCGCTCTCGATCTGAGCGGACTCGTTGGCGCTGCGCGCGTTGGCCTCGAACATCTTGTTCTGCGACTTCGCTCCCTGGTACTGGGAGTACACGCCAGCGCCCGCGCTGAGCGCAGCAAGGCCGACAGACGCGGCAGCGATGGTCATTGGTTCACACATGGCGGAGCCTCACGAACTCATAGAAGGGCCGGCGCTCGTGTCCCCAGTCGGGGATCAGTCGGGTGATCTCGAAACCGACGCGCTTCAGCCAGGAAAGGTGCAAGGTGTTCCGCGCGTCGACACAGTTGGTGAGCAGCGGGGTCTTGCGGTGGAACCCGTCGAGCCACTGATGGCACTCGCGGATGAACTGCCGCGCGTGTTCGCGCATGGCAGGTGACGCCAGCATCCAGACGAAGCCGACGTGGGGCTGCTCCTCGCAGGGAGTGCAGCCGAAGAATAGGACGGGCAAGCCCGAGCGATCGTCGTAGGCCGTAGTGACCTCGGCGCCCGCTCGGGCTGCCAGTGAAATGCTCTCCGCGCAGGTGTGTCCGCCAGCGGCGAAGCACTCCCTCTCGTCCGCGGGACGGAACGCGATGCGCTGCTCGTCTCCGAGGATGTAGGGTCGCGCGATGAGCATGTGTTACCTCCGCCTTTCGATGGTGTTGTTGGTGTAGAAGCCGTCCCACTCCAGCGCCTGAAGGACGCACGGCGTGAAGTAGTCGCTGACCAGCTCGATGACGACATCGGTGTTGCGGCACTGCACCGGCCACGAGAGGCTGCCCGCCGTGTCAATCGGCGCGGCCCCGAGGGTGAACTCAGCGTCCCCGAGGTTCTGCGCGGTGAGCACGTAGGTGCGCGTGTCGCGCCGCACGGGCGTGACCTCCACGCGGAACGCGCCGGTGAAGGCGTAGTTCATCCGCATGCGACGGAGCTGGAGGCGTCCACCGATGACAGCCGCGGCGGTCCCGCTGCGGTCCGCTCGGACCTGATAGATCGTCGAGAGGCGCACGCGCATCGTGTACGGGATACCGATGTAGACCGGCAGCTCCGTGTAGTCGCCCTCCACGTCCACGTAGTCGGCGCCCACGGCGAACACGTTGAGCGCTTGGCCCTCGAACGCATCCTCGTTGTCCGTCTCAGGTCGCGTGACCACCTGCGTGTCCGCGGGCGGGACCCACGGCAGCGTGATGCGCGTCGATACCGTGTGGCCTCCGGTGCCCTCGGGGTTGAGCGCACGGCTCACTCCGGTGGACTCGTCGCTCACGAGCTGGTCGAGGTGCACGTGGAACGTCTCGGGCGCCACGGGGGACGCATGCGAGAAGTCCGCCGCCAGGAGCCTCGTCGCGGTTCCCTCGCGCACCACCACGTACAGCGTGGTGCCCATGAACTCCGCCCCGAGGATCGTGTGGGTCGCCGGGAGGTCCCAGCGGCTCCACGAGGACTGCACCTTCTGCCCGCCAGTCCAATAGAACTTGTGGACGTAGATGCGGTGCGGCGCCTCGCTCGTCAGGGCGGCCAGGAGGTTCCGCTGGGGACAGGCGGTGAACCTGTATAGCCCTCCGGGGACGTAGGTGGGACAGTGCGCGTTGGCCTCGGTGGCGTCGAACTGCAAGCCCTCGTCCGTGGCACGGAACTCCTGCACGGCCGTCGCACCGCCGCGCTCGGAAGCGAAGTAGATGCTCTTGCCGATGGCCGCCGGGGGCGCCTTCACGCTGTAATCGAAGTACGTCACGGGGTCCAGCGAGGCACTGCGGGCCGCGAGCACGTCGCCGGCCGAGAGGACTAGCTGCGCCTTCTCGGCGAACAGGATCAGCTCCTTCTCGAACGGCACGGCGGCCCGAAGGATCGCGACGATGTTGGTGCTGACCGTCACGTCGATGGGCGCTGCGTCCTGCTGCACGGTCACCGTCGTGGGGAAGAAGTTGAAGTATTCCCCCGACTCGGTCAGCACCACGTTCTCGTCCGCCAGGATGCCCAGGCGGTTGCGGTGCAGGAACAGGTCGTTGAGCGTGCGCCCGACGAAGCTGGGCGGAGGTGCGCTGGTGTCGTCGCCCACCGTGCGGTCGGCCCACGTGGCCCGCTTGAAGGTGAACGTGCTGTCCGCCTCGCGTACCAGCAGGTGCGGCATCGTCGCGGAGTCGAGGCGGTACTTCACGCCCTGCGCCACGCACTCGCGCCACACGCCCGTGGAGTCCGTAGGAGCCTCCTTGGCGAAGCGCACGTAGTAGTTGTCGAACACGCTCCCTTCCTCGCCCAGCACCGTCAGCTCGAAGCCTTCGGCCGCCAGCGAGGGGAGCGCCGACAGGCGCTGCACGGCGCCCTTGTAGACCGACATGCCGTTGCCGTTCTGGCCATCCGACGTGACGACTGAGAAGTCACCGCTCGACCGCACGATGGTCATGGTCGAGCCGTTGAACTCGATGCTGTAGTCCGAGGTGAGCGGGGGGTACATGACGGCACCGGCGCCAGCCGTCACCGTGTCGATGTCCGCCTCGCCTGACCCGCCGAAGCTGGTGCACTCGATGTGCTCGCCGATCGAGAACGCCGCCGTGTCCATGTTCACGACAAGCTCGCCCGTCGCGGAGTTGAAGGAGTTGACGCGCCCCTTCTTGCCGCCGCCCGCCCTGCGGACTTCCTGCCCCTTGGAGAACTTCGAGCCCGTGCGGTTGATTACGGTGTACGTGTAGATCGACGAGCCGCCGCTAACCGCAGCGCCGGTGAGCAGCTCGGCGTGGATTGCCGCGAGGATGTACTCGTTGTCGGCGAAGGGCGCGTCCGTGGCGTCGCCGCCATCGGGGGTCTCGTAGCTGCCTGAGTAGGTCGCTACCTCGTCCTCGATGGTCACCGTGTAGGTGCGCCCGTAGGCGCTCTGCTTGACCGCCACCAACGCCTCGCTGGGGCGCGTGGGCGTGAGGTCGGCAGCCAGCGCCGCTTCCACGTTGCGGTTCAGCACGAAGGTGTTGTCCGCGATGGTGACGCAGCGGAACGCCTCGGAGGCGCCCAGCGGGTCAGCATCGAGGTACGCCTTGCCGTCCGGGAAGTTGACCGTCTGTGCCACGCCGTTCACGTCGAAGACCTGAAGGTCCCCATCGCGGATCACGACGATGTACTGCTCCTGCGAGTCGCGGTTGATGCCGTGGATGAACACGTCCGCGGGGATCGAGCCCGTGAGGTTCCCGACGAAGCGGAACGGCGGGCGCTTGCGCAGCCCGTCGACCTCACTGGAGAACGCGTTGATCTGCTCGGCGACTTGCGTGGGCAGCCGGAGCGTCGGGGGCTGCTGCGAGACCCCGTTGATGAGGCTCGGGATCGTCTCGGATACGAGGCTCATTCGATTACACCTCCGAATCGCGAGACGATCTGGAGCGTGTCCATGTTGTCCGTGAGGATGTTGTAGTCCGCGGTCTCGGTCTCGGCCTGGATCAGGTGAGCACGCGCCTCGTCCTCATCCGCCTGCGCGAACGCGTTGAGCGTGATGGAGCCGAGGGCGCCTGCCTGGAACCGGCGGGCGGCGCGGATGGTGATGTAGCTGCGAGCGGTTTCCGGCAGCTCATCGAAGTTCAGCGCGAGCACCAGCTCGGCCTTGAGCGCCTTCTCGAACACGTAGGTGTGCTCGCGGCGATCGTAGAGGCGCGTACCGCGCTGCACGACATCGACGAACTGATCGCAGTTCACCGAGTCCACGCGCAGGGTGTTGCCGGGGAGCTGGATGAAACCCGAGGCGTCCAGCGGTAGCGGGTAGTCCGCCTCGGTGTTGAAGTGCCAGCCGCGGGCCTGTACCTCGCGCGAGACGGCCCGCAGTGCACGCAGCGCATTGTCTGCGTCCACCGGCAGGTCGCCCGCAAGGGTGCTGACGGGGCTCTCGCCGAGGACCCGGAGCATCTCGTTGACGGCTTCAAGCTCCGTCGTTGGGGTTACGAAGTCGGCCACGGTGTCCTCCGATTACGAGACAGTGAGCGTGTCGCTGGCCGTGTACTTGCCGAGGTACGTGGCGGTGATCGTCGCGGTGCCGGCGGCCACGGCGGTGACCAGGCCCGTCGAGGAGACGGTGGCGACTTCCTCATCGCTGGACGAGTAGACGATCTCGCCCGAGGCATCGACATCGACCGAGACGCTGTTGATGAACGTCACGTCGGTGTCCATCTGCGCGGTGGCGGCAGCGGCGAGCGTGTCGTCTGCGATGACCGTGGCCATCGAGCTGAAGCCGCACTCGCGCTTGAGGACGGCCCAGAGGTCGTCGACGCCGAGGAACCGCAGGGGAACCCGCGAGCCACCAGCGGCGGCCGAGGAGAAGAACACGGTGCCGAAGCTGTCGCGGTAGAACAGCGTGTCCGCCGAGATGGCGACGACTTCCGTGGGAGTGGGGAACGACATGGGGACTCCTGAAATGCAAAAAAAACCCCCACCCGCTCCCGCGAGGGAACGAGTGAGGGCTTAGAGGGGTGCTGCGGAGAAGCGGGGATTACGGCGTGGCCAGCTCGACGGCGCACTCCGGGCGGAGGATGCCGTGACCCATCGCGTACTTCGCGACCATCAGGGTGCCCTGACGGCTGATCTGGTACTCCGACTCCATCTTCAGGTCGAGCAGCTTGACCGTGCCGACCGCGGCCTTGTGCATCACCAGCGCGACGGTCTTCGTGAAGTCGCCCTGGTAGGCGGTCGGACCCGTGGAGATGTCGGTGCTCGGCAGGTGGTTGGTCTTGACGTAGCTGACGCCAGCCACCTTCATGACCTTGCCATCGGCGTACACGCCCGAGCCACCCCAATCGCGGTTGATGGTCTTCGTGGTCTGCACCGTGAGGTAATACTGCGCCGGCTTCACGAACGCGTAGCGGTCGTCTTCCGGGACATCCTTCTCGTCGAGCTTCTGCGCCGCGGCGAAGACCTGGGCAGCGAGCACTTCGCCGTCCGTCGCCATCGCAGCGTTCGTCAGCGCCGAGCCGCCGTTGCCGCCGTTCACCGTGGCAGCCGCACGCGCGGCGAGGACGCCGACCTGCGCGATGTTCTGGTCGAACGTCTTGGACAGCGCGTTACCCAGCTCCTTCGAGTACGAGCTGCGCACGTCGTAGTGGTTCTTCGCCTCGTCGATGTTCGCGATGAACACGTGCGAGATGAGCAGGTCGTCGATGGTGATGACGCGCTCGTTGTGCTTGATGACGTTGCCGAGAATCTCGTTGCCCGGCGTGTGGTACGCCGCCGAGGTCTTGCCGAGGGCCGGGAACTGCGCCGACTTGCCCGAGCTGATCGTGCGGATCATGTGCTTGTCGAGGAACGCTGCGGTCTCCTCGAAGGCGACCATCACTTCGCCGCCGAAGACCTTGAGCCACAGCGCGTCGGTGGCGCCGCTGGCGTCCGCCTGACCCAGG